GTTGGGGTACCGGGACACTCACATATCCAGATAAACCTAGTCCAAGGATAAACCCAGCGTGAAAAACAAATCAATTCTTGTAACAGGTGGAGCCGGATTCATCGGCTCTTCTCTCATTCGAACTTTGGTAAATGAAAATGAAGTATTTTCGTTAGACAACTACTTTACTGGATCAGAAAAAAATCATGTGGAAGGTGCTACTTATCTAAGAGGGGATACAAGGAACATTTCTGAATTTCGTTCGAGACTGCCAAAGATTGATCTTTTGTATCATTTTGGAGAATATTCTCGAGTAGAGCAATCATTTGCGGACGTAAATCGAGTTTGGTCGTACAACGTAGAAGGCACAAAGAAAGTATTTGATTTTGTTCGAGATACTGCAACCAAAATTGTCTATTCTGGTTCTAGCACAAAGTTTGCGGCCAAAACACAAGACTATGTGATGAGTCCATATGCTTGGACAAAATCTACAAATACTGACTTGATTAAGCAATACCGTGATTGGTATGGAATAGATTATGCCATTACATATTTCTATAATGTTTACGGGCCGGGTGAATTATCAACTGGTTCCTATGCTACGCTTATAGGAAAATATCATGAGATTGCAAAGACCTCAAAAATCTACCCAGTAGTAAGCCCAGGAACACAATCAAGAACATTCACTCATATTGATGATACAGTGGACGCGCTCATACGTGTAGGAAACGATGGGTCAGGTGATTATTATGGCATTGCCGCAGTTCACTCACATTCAGTTCTTGATGTTGCCTACATGTTTATTGAAAAATTTGGGGGTAAGGTCGAAATGATTCCTCCAAGACAAGGAAATAGAATGTCGGCTGAAGTTGTTACTGCCAGGACAAGGGATTTGGGTTGGTCGCCAAAAATAAAACTACCGATTTACGTGAAAGGACTAGAATGACAAATATTGCAATTGTGGGTCACGGGTTCGTCGGGAAGGCTGTGGACTTTGGGTTTCCTTCCAGCAAAACTCTTAAGAAATGGATAGTAGACCCTGCCACATCTAAATACAAAAGTCTCTTTGACGTTAAGGCCGACCTAGACTTTGTGTTTGTTTGTGTTCCTACCCCTATGGGAAGCGACGGCTCAATTGACTCATCCATAGTTTTACGTGTGCTTGAAGATTGCTGGAACGCCGGTCATCATCCAATTGTAGTTCTTAAATCAACTGTCACCCCTGACATCATAAAAAAGATTGATCGGCCGGCAAGAAAGCTTGTCTATAATCCAGAATTTCTTAGAGAAAGATCCGCGAACCAAGATTTTGTGAACCCGGATTTCCACGTATTTGGCGGATCATCTGAGCACACGTTAGCGGTTGAAAGATTATATCATAAGCATTCAATTTGCCGAAGCTGCCGAACATTCCATGTTACTACAGAGGAAGCAAGTTTCATCAAATATGGCATAAACACCTTTCTTGCATCAAAGGTTGCTTGGATGAATCAATTTTATGATGTCATAGAAAAAACTGATTCGTCATTCCAACAAGTAATAGATGTAATCACAACTGACCCTCGAGTTGGTGTATCACACACTTCTGTTCCTGGGTTTGATGGGAAGCGAGGCTTTTCTGGAGCTTGCTTCACAAAGGACACTGCAGCATTTGCTAAATATGCTGACAGCAGATTTACGATTCTTAACGAAGCAATTCGGTACAATCAACGGATTAGATCACAATATGAGCTGGATGATCGTGAGATTGCTCAAAAAGTACGATTTGACATACAACTAGAGGATAAACATGACTTATAAATTTACTCAAGAAGAACTTAAAGCTATTGAAGGGCTCCGTTTGGTGCAGTCCATTGTTCACCAAACGGCACTTGATGCCGGGTGGTATGTAGATCTTAAAACTGGTGAACCCAAAAGTAGGAATGTGGGAGAGGTCATTGCACTTATGCATTCCGAGCTCTCAGAAGCTCTAGAAGCTTATCGCAAGGATCTCATGGATGATAAGCTTATCCACAGGAAAGGTATTGAGGTAGAACTTGCAGACTGTATCATTCGTATACTAGATACTGGAGCTGCAATGGGATTGGATATTCCTACCGCGCTTATTGAAAAGAATCAGTACAATAAAAACAGAGACGATCACAAGTTGGCTTCTAGGCAGTCTGCCGGGGGCAAAAAGTTTTGAGACATTTTATTTTTGATTTTGAGACAATTGGGGCAGATGCAAATATCTGCCCCGTCTTGGAATGTAGTTATTTCACATTTGATTCTGAACGATTTGCAACAAATCCCTATACATTTAATGAGCTCACCCAAACTATTGTGAAAATAAAGTTTGATCTTGAGCATCAGCGCTCCGAACATAAGTTAACTTTTGCCGCGGAAGATTTAGAATTCTGGAAGAAACAAGGCAAAAATGCAATGAAGAAATTTCTTCCTTCTGATGAAGATCATACGTTGTCTGAATTTATTGACAAACTCATCCAATATGTTAATGTAACTAAACCAAAGTATTGGTGGTCAAGGTCTAACACATTTGACCCCGTAATTCTTTGGCGACTGGCTCGTTATACAGATAACACAAAAGCCCTGAATAAGGCTTTGCCTTATAACAAAGTCCGGGATGTTCGGACCTATATTGATGCAAAGTTCAATTTCACCACAGAAAATGGATTTTGCCCGTTTCCAGATGAGACTAAGTGGGGGACAGTTTTTCAAGCGCATAACAGTATACATGACGTTGCCGCAGATATTTTGAGAATACAAACAATATCCCGAGCAGAGCTAGATTTGGAGTTACTTAATGAATGAAACAAAACCATCAGCCCAAGATATTCCCTTTGTGAAGGCTGCCGTAAGAGAAGCTCTGGGGCTCCCATATTTTCGCTATATACCGTTGGAAGCTGTTGCCGCAGCGGCTGCTGCATTTGAGTATGGGGCAAACAAGTATGAACCAAGAAACTGGGAAAGAGGTCTTCCGAGACAACAACTCATAGATTCATTGAGACGGCACCTTGATGATTATGAGCGCGGCGCAAACTATGATGATGGTCTAAACGGGTCAAATTTGCCCCAGGTGTGCATGATTATGGCGTCAGCTATGATGCTGGCGGCGTCAGATATCAGAAACATCGGGGAAGATAATAGAATACCAGCAGATCCTAACACCATGACTGGTAAAGAAATGGCAACGTGGATTTCAAAAGCATTGGAGAGAACAAGAAAAGAATGAAAACCCTGCAACTGAATGTAGAAGAATTAAGAAAGAAACGGCTATTCGTTGGTGTTCCAATGTATGGCGGTAACTGTGCCGGACTTTTTAACAAATCCATGACAGACCTTGCTTACATTTGCGGTAAGTACCAGATTGATCTAAAGATCCATTATCTGTTCAATGAAAGTTTAATTACCCGTGCACGAAATTATATCGTAGATGAATTTCTACGATCAGACTATGACTATTTTTTGTTCATAGACGCGGACATAGGATTTGAAGTAACCGATGCACTGACGCTTCTGTTTCTTGCTGATGATGAACATCAAATCATTGCTGGGCCTTACCCAAAGAAGACAATTGCCTGGGAAAAAATTACAAAAGCAGTAAACAGAGGATTTGGCAAGGACAATCCGGGTGAACTCAATTATTTTGTCGGAGATTTTGTTTTCAATCCAGTCTCAAGTGAAACTAGTTTCAAAATTGATGAAATGCTTGAAATTCGAGAGGCGGGCACCGGGTTTATGCTCATGACTCGGCAGGTCTTGCAAGATATAGTTGACAAAATGCCGGAGATTATGTATACTCCAGATCATATCCGGACAGAAAACTTTGACGGCACACGAAAGATCGCTGCGATCTTCGACATTGGTATTGACCCAACTTCAAATCGATACTTGTCAGAAGATTATCTGTTCTGCTACCGGGCTAGAAATCTGGGGTATAAAGTTTGGCTTTGCCCGTGGATGTCCCTAACTCACGTCGGGATGTATATGTTCTCGGGGTCAATTCAGGCAATGGCCGCAATTGATGCAACACCAACTGCTGATGAAAGCTCTGCCTTCCATCGTTCTCCGGCCAAAACAAAACAACTCACCGACAAGCTAAAAGGTCGGCGCTAATTCTTAACATGAGGTACAAATGAAACTATCTGCCCAGACTATTTCTATTCTAAAGAATTTTGCCACAATTAATCAAGGCCTAGTTCTTAAGCCTGGCAACATCATCCGCACAATTGATGTTGGAACCACAAACTATGCTGTGGCTAAGATTCAGGAAACTATACCAGCTCAAGCTGCCATCTATGATCTTTCACGATTTTTGGGCTCATTATCATTGTTTGATGATCCAGAGATTGAGTTTGAAGATAAGCGATTTGTGATTTCCTCGGGAAAGACAAAAATCTCGTACACATACGCGTCCGAAAACATGATCGTTGCACCACCGAAAAAGATGGAGGACAATGGTATTAAGTTCCCTTCTGTTGATGCTACATTTAAACTCACATGGAAGGAGTTGGAAGCAGTCATTCGGGCGTCAAATGTACTTCGTGTCCCCGATTTGTTATTTTCGTCATCAAATGGTGAATTAACACTTACTGCAACTGATGTGAAAAATCCCACTTCTGACAACTATTCGATCGTAGCAGATACTGCTGGAGCTAAGTTAGAGGATTTCAACATTGTTCTCAAGACAGAAAATCTAAAGGTTCTTCCCCTTGATTATCAAATTGATGTCTGCGTCGCAGGTATTGTCAAATTTGAGTCGACTAACATCACATATTATCTTCCCTCAGGAGTTCAAAAATGAACCTAGACGTAAAAGATCTTATCTCTACTATTCAGTTTATAGATATCATGGTTTCTCGCGGGGCAATCCGAGGAAACGAACTGTCACAAGTTGGTCAGCTTCGGGATAAACTCGAGGCTTTTATAGCGGCGGCCAGCCGTGCACCGCAGCAAAAACCCGAGCCACAGGAAGAATCAGAAGAATTTGATGATTCAGACTTTAACGACGAACAAGAATAAGGATTATTCATAGTATGGAAGATTTTCTCTGGCCTCAGAAATACCGCCCAAAGACTGTAGCGGATACAATTCTACCAAAACAATTGAAACAAACATTTCAGACGTTTGTGGATAACAAAAACGTCCCAAACCTCATTCTGAGTGGCGGCGCTGGGGTCGGGAAAACTACTGTTGCTAAAGCTATGCTTGAGGAACTTGGATGTGACTATTTACTCATCAACGGGTCTTTGAATGGAAATATTGATACCCTTCGCAATGATATTGCCAACTTTGCCGGAACCGTATCATTTACCGGTGGCAGAAAATATGTAATTTTGGATGAAGCTGACTATCTTGGAGGTAACGTTCAGGCCGCACTTAGAAACTTCATGGAAGAGTATAGTAAAAACTGCGGGTTTATTCTCACCTGTAACTTTCCTAATAAAATCATTCAACCCCTACACTCTAGATGTTCGGTTATCCAGTTTGATATTGCTACAGCGGATAAACCTAGACTTGCCGGTCAGTTTTTCAAGCGTGTGATTGAAATCCTGAACCTGGAAAATGTCATCTTTAACGAAGAAACTGTCGCAAGAACGATCGAGAAATATTTTCCTGACTGGCGCAGAGTATTAAATGAACTTCAGCGGTATTCTGCTACAGGAAAAATTGACGAAGTTTCCATGTCAGCTTCAGCTTCGGCTGCTCCAATAGAGGAATTGGTGGAACTGATTAAGGCCAAAAGCTTTAACGATGCAAGAAAATGGGTAAGCTCGCATTCTGACATAGATACATCGGCACTTTTCCGGGGATTATACAATATTCTGCCGACAAAGATAAAGTCCACATCATCCCTCGCAGAAGCGATCATTGTGTTGGCGGAATATGAATACAAAGAAGCATTTGTTGCAAATCCCGAGATTAACCGTGTTGCTGCGATAGCAACACTTATGGCAACAGTTACGGAGTGGAAATGATGTTTAATTGGATTAGATCATTATTTCTCCGTGATAAGCTTCCCCTTCCGTGTTTTGTTTGTTCAAAAAAACTTGGCTCAGACTATGTCAAAGTGAATTATACATATTTGGATGACGACGGAACTCGTAAACTTGGTGAAGCAAATGTATGCAAAAAATGTTCTAAACAGTATGTTGAGCCATTTTCATATAAACCTGACGAGGAGTACTTCGATTGAGTTCGACCAGTCCATTTGATTATGTAAAGACTATACTGGAGACCGGTCAGAATATGATGCGGAATTCAGAAAACGATGAAATGGCTGAAAAAGATTATGCTCCGTGGATAGTAAATCTTGCCCTGGCAAACTATGCCGATACAGCCATATTAGCTAACATGGTGAACCAGTATCCAAATATGCCGGCAAGGGCACAGTATGAATTTCTGTTGAATGGAACTAGAAAATTCAAGCGCAAATTTGTTCCTTGGCCGAAAAAACAAGGCCCAGATGATATTGATCTTATTGCAAAGCAATATAACGTAAACAAAACCAGAGCTAAAGAGTATCTCCAGCTCTTGTCGGAAGAACAGCTAGAGGTAATCCGTAAAAATTTCGAGACGGGGGGCAAAAAGTGATAGAAACTTTTCTCGAAGTCGACATTTTAACCCCCGACAATTTTCTGAAGATAAAAGAAACTCTGACGAGAATTGGCATCCCAACTAATGACAATACGATAGTACAGACTTGTCATATTCTTCATAAGCAAGGCCGATACTATCTTATGCATTTTAAAGAACTTTTGGCCCTAGATGGAAAGACACCAGAGATAACTAAGGCAGATTTAGATCGGAGAACGATTATCGCCCGACGACTTGAATCGTGGGGACTGTTGAACATAAGAACTCCCCTAGACGAAGAGCCTGAATTTCAACGATTTAAAGTAATATCTCACACGGAAAAATCTTCGTGGAAATTCAGGCAAAACTATAGCTTGTAACCTAAATAATTTTGAAGATGCCTATTGGGTCTTCATTAAATCTTGCTTTAAAAAGGAGAAAAGAATGAGACAACTATCTACCGCATACAAACCTTTCGCAATAGGTTTTGACAAACTATTTGATATGTTTGATGCTATGGGTGAAACGAGCCCTCGATCGCCTTCATACCCACCATATAATCTTATAAAAGTGGATGAAACAAACTTTAAGATTCAGATAGCAGTTGCCGGGTACACAGAAAAAGATCTGAATGTTGAACTCGATGGTACCACACTGATTGTGTCGGGTGAACAGGTCGAACCTATGATTTCTTATATCCACAAAGGAATTTCTACTCGTAAGTTCACACTCAAGTTCACATTGGCAGAAACTATCAAGCTGAAACCAGCTGTATTGGACTCTGGTATTCTTACAATTGAGTTGACAAATGTTGTTCAGAAGGATAGAGTAAAAAAGATTGATATCTTCAAATCCACAGCGAAACCTGAGGATTATGGTTATCTAGGCGAAGGCCTTTGATTCGGGGAGGCCACGGCCTCCCCTCTTACTTTGGAGACAATATGAGTTCATTCTACACCTCGGTTTATCGAGTAGGCAATAGTATTCTTCTACGTGGTTATAAAAACGGAACTGCAATAACTAAACGCACATCATTTTCCCCCGAGTTTTTTGTTCCTGATAGCACAGGGACTGGGGGTTGGACATCAATGTTCGGCCATCCCCTAAAACAAATCAAGTTTGATGACATAAACTCGGCAAAGGCATTCGTCGACAAGCACCGAGATGTTGAGAATTTCAAGTTCTTTGGTTCTACTAACTATGTTCAACAATTCATTGCTAAAGAGTATCCTGGCAAAATAGACTTCCAATTGAATGACATCAATGTTGCCAACTTCGACATCGAAACGGAATCTGAGCTTGGCTTCCCGTATCCCGACAAAGCCGAGTATCCTATTCTGTCAATCGCGTACAAATCATCTAAGAGCCACGTTTACCGTATTTGGGGAATGGGCAATTATGATCCTTCTAAAGAGACTAACCTTCCCGAAGGTTGTTTTGTTCAGTATACTAAATGTGCAACAGAAGAGGATCTTCTCTTAAGTTTTCTTGAACATTGGTCAACTTCATATCCAGATATTATCACGGGATGGAACATTCGAACCTTCGACATTCCGTATATTGTCAATCGCATTTCTCGAGTTCTTGGCGAGGACAAAGTAAAACTTTTGTCACCATGGAATCGAGTTTCATTCCGTGAAATCAACATAAAGAATAAGAAAACAACAACGTTCGAGATTATGGGAATTAGCCAACTCGATTACATGGATTTGTTTCAAAAGTTTGGTTTTACTTATGGACCCCAAGAATCGTATTCACTAGATAACATAGCAAATGTAGTACTCGGTGAGCGAAAATTGTCGTATTCTGAGTACGGGTCGCTTCATCTTCTATACAAGCACGATTATCAAAAGTTCATCAGTTATAACTTACGAGACGTCATTCTTGTTGATAAAATTGACAAGAAAACAATGCTAATTGAACTCACTCTTCTTATGGCATATCAGGCTGGGATTAACCCAGCTGACGCCCTGGGCACCACATTGATGTGGGAATCAATTATCTATCGTTACTGTAATGAGCACAAGATTGCCATTCCTTCTTCCGCAAAGAGAGAGGAAAAAGATTCGCTACCAGGGGGATATGTTTCTGATCCCATTATCGGGATGCATGAATGGGTCTGCTCATTTGACCTTAACTCTCTCTATCCCATGACAATTGTTCAGTACAATATGTCTCCCGAAACTCTAATTCGAGATGTAAAGGGAATACGAGACGTAGATCATTATCTAGCAGGAAATCGCCCAAGACAAGACCTGCTAGATAAAAACTACGCGGTTGCGGCAAATGGTGCCGCCTTTTCTAAGGAAAAAGAAGGTATTCTTCCTCAGCTCGTGAATAAATTCTATGCGGATCGAAAGACAACAAAAAAGGAGATGCTCCGGGTTCGACAAGAATATGAAATCAAGAAAGATCCTGCACTTGAAACGCTAGCCAATAAACTTGATAACACCCAGCATGCGCTCAAGATTTGCTTGAACAGCCTCTACGGAGCCCTCGGTAATGTGCATTTTGCCTATTTCTTGTTTGATATAGCAGAAGCTATTACAATGTCGGGTCAATTGGCGGTTCGTTCCATGGAAAATGGAATGAACAAATATCTGAATAAACTTCTAAAAACTGAAGACATCATATATTCTATTGCGGGAGACACAGATTCCAGTTATCTATGTCTGAATGAATTGATCAAAAGATTTAAGCCTGCCGATCCAGTTAAGTTTCTTGACGAAATTTGTAAGGCAAAACTTGAGCCGCAGATCGCAAAGATATACAAAGACCTTTACGTTCAGATGAATGCATACCGAAACATGAATGAAGCCAAGCGCGATGTTATTGCTGACAAAGCAATCTGGGTCGCGAAAAAGCGGTACATCATGAATGTACACAACGCCGAAGGTGTTCAGTATGCAGAACCAAAAATGAAGATCATGGGCATTGAAGCGGTTAAATCATCAACCCCTAAGGTCGTTAGGGACAAGTTCAAACAAGCATACAAAATCATGCTAGAAAAAACAGAAGAAGATCTTCAAGAATTCGTTCTTGAATTTGAAAAACTGTTCAAAACACTTCCAGCAGATGAAGTCTCATTTCCTCGGGGGGTTTCTGACATTGAAAAATATCAATCTGGATCGACTTATTCCTCTGGGTGCCCGATCCATGTCCGAGGTTCTATAGTTCACAATCAACTATTGAAAAAACACAACTTGCCCATTCAAGAAATTAAGAATGGAACTAAGGTGAGATTTTGTTATCTTAAGCTTCCAAACCCAGCAAGAGAAAACGTCATTGCATTTGAAAACTTTCTTCCAAAGGAATTCGGCCTTGAGGAATATGTTGATTATGATACTCAGTTTGAAAAAACATTCAAGGCCGCATTAAAACACGTTTCAGATGCAATTAACTGGAGACTTGAGTATACACCCACATTGGAGAGATTTTTTGGTTAAAACGACACTTAGAAGTGCTTACATAATGAGTTCTGCCTCTGAAACTAGAAAGCAGAACGATTATTATCCAACACCTCCAATTGCAACAAATGCTCTGCTTGGGTTCTTCGGAAATAGAGTACCCAACCGAGTCTGGGAACCAGCCGCCGGGCGAGGTTGGATTTCAAAGGTGGTTCAAGAATCGGGCAGAGAAGTGATCTCAACTGACTTGTATTCGTATGATAACTGTTTGGTTGACATTCAGACGGGGGTGGATTATATTACACAATCCCCTCTTGCCCCAGCCGTAATAACAAATCCTCCATATAAAAACGGATTGGCTGAAGCGTTTGCTAGAAAATCAATAGCAGAATCAACATTTACAGCACTGTTTTGCCGTCTCACATTCATGGAAAGTGCAAAAAGATTGGATCTGTTTCGGGACAATGCTCCCTATGTTTTGGTGTTTTCACACAGGATAAATTGTGATGAAACTAAATTTGGATCACTCAGAGGAGAAATAGGGGGTATGGTTGCATATGCCTGGTTTGTCTGGGGAGAAGGTATTGAAAAGAATAGAATAGATTGGATAAATCCAAAGGAGTATTGGTATGGAACCTGAAACAAATTCTTGTGCATGTGGAGAATATGCAGTATGCATAAACAACGGCCATCCCCTATGTCGACCGATTGATGTAGCACCAGTTGCTACAAAATCCTCGTTTATTGCTGCCCAGGATTTTGATGATGATTTTGGCTTCTCTGTTGTTTCTGAAGAAGAACAAAGAAAGATGGAAACCACTGACAAGCGGTTGGCGGAAATGAGAGAAGCAATCGAAATCCTTCTCCGCAATCTTTCCATGAACCCAACATCAGATCTTATCAAATGGCCGAATCGCTTAGAAAAAATACAGGCGTTTAGAGCAAGATTGGATGCGATTCAATTTAGCGATCCTAAATAGAAATTGAGGTAGCTCCTCGTATATCAAACAGCACAAACACAAGGAAATACAATATGACAACACTTTTAGAACGACTCATGAAGTCGGGCTCAATTAAGCACACGTCAGTTCTTGCGGATTCAACTCTGTTCAACGAAAAGGACATGTGCCCAACAGAAATTCCCATTATCAATCTTGCTCTTTCTGGCCAAGTTACTGGAGGCCTCACTTCCGGGTTGACATTTTTGGCCGGGCCGTCTAAAACATTCAAAACTCTACTTGGCTTGATTATGGTGGCGGCTTATATGAAGCAGTATCCATCATCAATCTGTTTATTCTATGATTCCGAATTTGGTATCACAAAAGAATATGCGGCGGCAACTGGTCTTGTTATGGATAGAGTTATCCATATTCCCCTAGAGCATTTAGAACAACTCAAGTTTGACATCTCTAAGCGCTTAGAAGAGATTAATCGCGGTGACAAAGTCATTATCTTTATGGATTCTATTGGCAATTTGGCTTCAAAGAAAGAAGTAGAAGACGCTTTAAAAGAGAATACAGCTCAGGATATGACTCGAGCAAAAGTAATGAAATCGCTATGGCGAATTGTTACTCCAAGTCTTACAACGAAAGACATTCCTTGTGTAGCTATTAATCACACGTATGAAACCCAAGAGATGTTCAGCAAGCAAGTCATGAGCGGCGGCACCGGGGGAATGTATGCTGCACAACAAGTATTCATCATCGGCAAATCACAAGATAAAGAGGGAACAGAGCTAAAAGGATACAATTTTACACTCAACGTTGAGAAGTCGCGATATGTCCGAGAAAAATCCAAATTTCCTTTTAATGTTCAATTTGAAGGAGGTATCAATAAATGGTCAGGGCTCATGGATATTGCACTCGAGGGAGGCTTTGTCACAAAGCCTAAAATGGGTTGGTATGCCGTAGTAGATCAAGAAACTGGAGAAGTTGGAAAAAATCATAGATTGGCTGAGACAAATTCGGCCGAATTTTGGACACCAATTCTATCATCCAAACAGTGGAATGAGTACACAAAGAAACGATATCAGCTCGGGCAAACACAAATGATTCAGGATGATATTGAACCCGATGATCTCGATGAAGTACTTGAGTGACAACAAACGACATCTCATCTGTGTTCCATATTCGATAGAAAATCTGCACAGAATGGCCGAGGAGTTAAATATTCCTCGCCATTTCTATCACCCGACCAAAGGTTTGGAGCACTACGACATTCCCGCTAGAAGAATATCCGAACTTCAGCCGAAGACGGAACTTGTTTCATCAAAAGCGCTAGTTAAAGTAATTCAGGAGTATTATGGAAGAACTAATTTTAGGAGCCCTCATATCGAATGAAGAGTATACGAGAGCAGTTTCTCCTTTTCTTCAAGAAGAATATTTTGATGATCATTCGACAAAAACTGCGTTCAGTATAATCCAAAGACATCTTACTAAATATAACACCATCCCCACAAAATCTATTCTGTTTACCACACTTGATGGCATTCCATTAAATGAAGATCAATTCAAGCAGACCAAAGATCTAATTGAAAAACTGACATATGAACCAAAAACTGACAATCAGTGGTTAATTGACACCACGGAAAAATTCTGTCAGGATAAGGCTCTATATAATGCAGTTCGCAAATCCATTTTGGTCATGGATGGAAAGGAGAAGGGATTAGAGAAAGGATCAATTCCCCAAATTCTTTCTGACGCTTTAGCAATCAGTTTCAATACAGCAATCGGCCACGATTTTACTCAAGATTCCGATGCACGGTATGAATTCTATCACAAGGTAGAAAACCGGATTGAATTTGATATAGATTACATCAATAAAATCACCAAAGGCGGCTTTGCAAGAAAATCTCTTGTAGTTTTTCTTGGAGGAACAGGGGGTGGTAAAACACTAACAATGTGCCATTTGGCGGCTTCGGCGATGGCACTAGGCCGAAATGTTTTGTATATTTCCCTAGAAATGTCCGAGGAAATGATTGCTCAGCGTATAGACGCGAACTTATTGGATGTGGAAGTCGATGATCTATTGCTACTCCCTAAGACAATATATGACACCAAGATCAACAAACTCAAAAATCGGGTGACTGGCAAATTAATCATCAAAGAATATCCCCCGACTCAAGCCGGTGCAAACCATTTTCGGCATCTTCTAAACGAACTCAAGCTGAAAAAGAAATTCACTCCGGATTTGATCTTTGTTGATTACATTAATCTCGCAGCTTCGTCTAGAATTAAACTTGGGGCTAATGTCAATACATATTCATACATCAAGGCAGTAGCAGAAGAGCTCCGAGGGTTGGCTGTAGAGCATGACGTTTCCCTCGTGACTGCAACCCAAACCAATCGAACGGGTTACGGTTCATCTGACCCAGAGCTAACCGAAACGTCTGACAGTTTTGGCTTGCCCATGACAGCTGACGCATTCTTCTCTATTTCGACTTCAGAAGAATTAGAAAAATTGGGGCAGGTTATGTTCAAACAGCTCAAAAATCGTTGGGGTGATATAAACTCTCCTAGACGATTTGTAGTCGGCATCAACCGCGCTAAAATGAAATTATTCAATCTTGAAGAATCTGCGCAGGATGGTTTGACAAATGATGGGCCAGTTATGAATAGAACATCAATGGGTAAACATAAACCTAGTTCATATGAGGAAGATTTTGTAATTGAGCCAAGTCAAAAGGGTAAACGGAATTATGGAGATTTGACATGAAGCAGTATACTAAGTTCCTTTCTGATAAAGATGGAACATACTCAATTTTTGAAGTTAAAACAAATCAAAAGGTATTTAGTAACAAGAATAAACCCTTGGTTGATCTTATCCATTCGAGACTTTCCAAAGGCTCTGGCTTCTGTGGTGAAACCCCGGAATTTTTTTGTCAAGAATTTAAACAGGTTGACTTTCCCTTGTCAGAATAGTAGAATTGTTTTCTGTATGGAGGTAATATGACACTAAGAGATCTTATTTGTGAAAGTCTCAGGGAAGCAAACATACTTGAATGTGCTCGAGACACATATGATATTGAAAATTTACTGTTGACTGCCATGAGGTTATCCGGCGCTCCATATTCATTCATAAAGGAAGAACATGACAGAAGCAGATAAGGCGTTTTGGAACCACATAGCAACGTTTGCATTCGACAATAACTATACTATAGCTGAAGCTATATGTGCAGATGCGCACCACACCAATCTCACATTAATTGATCGAGTCCCCTATCAAACTGCATGGGGACTGAGTGAAAATGCAATAGATGTAATCACAGGAATAATCAATGGGATTTATCCAGATTTTTTCGTCATCGAAACGGACGAAGCCAAAGCTCAGGAAAGAGCAAATCGAGAAGCACGAAGAATGGCTAAGAAAAATGGGAGTAGGACCTAGAATAAAACTCAAGGGTGTTGAGGTTGATCAATCTGTGGTTGGGAGACAAGTAAAGACTCAACCGACATCAAATACAATTCCTGCTTCTGGGCCACAACGTAAGTCAAATTCTTACACTGGGACAGAGATTATGGGAATTGTTACTGCCCATAAATCTAATCTCATGCCGGTTAGTAATCAGAAGCAAGCAGAAGAAGCAGCAAAAATGCGAAGGGGGTAAATGCTATTAGCTTTAGACGAATCATTTCTGTCTAAAGCTCTGGAACGAACATCTTTTAATTTAACCGCGAGTGATTTTCAGACTTTAGACCACAAACTTGAAATACGACATCTCATATCCAAGTATCTGTTGAGTATAGAATATAATCCATTTTGCGAATTTGATATTAAGGATTTAAATAAAACGGTCTCCAATCTTCGGACAAATCGAAGATTTGACAGTTTATTCTATTACAATCTAAAAGGTATTGGTCCGGGAGAAATTCTTCTCTATTATTTGCTCGATGACGCAAAACTAGGAGGCGGTTCGGTATCAGGTGACATAGTTTTACCTCAGGTGAATTTTGAGGTAAAAGCTGTAGATTTTTCCGCCGATGGGTATATGTCAAATTTTAAGCTCGGCGGGATGGTACCTCTGCACAATATTGCAGAGCAAATATACAATTTGGTGAAAGAATACGATCTGAAAGGTTCGGAAACTGAGATACCTAAGAGTACAGTTTCAGTTTTAAGAAATCGTGGGCTATTGACAGCAATAGAAAACCTATATCGGTCTACATCACACAAGCACTATTTCTGTAAACATGATTTCATGTTCATGAATTCTAGTAAGAAAAATCTAGGTCAGATAGAATATTTTGGCCCAGTTCAGCAAGAATTCATTTTTCTAGAAAGGGTAAGCAACGGAACCATAAAGCCTATGATAAAAACCGTATAGCAGGTATTACAAAATGTCAATGCAGATCTTCTATCTATGTGATAGATATTATACATGATGAAACAACCAAGGAACTTTACCGTGAATACTGTTATCGCAATGTTTGAACCAATGAACTCGTGGGTGAACCAGTTTTTAGCTGGACTTCGCAACACGGACTCGATGAAGGTCACTGCTCTAGCTTCGGCCTTAAGAATCGAATATCCAAATGAAAGTGAAGAGTTTTTGCACACCTCAGCAAAAAAACTACTCGATGGCCAAATTGACCACGTTAGTCGTCTATATGATAGAGATCGCTGATGCTTGTAAAATGGTTTAATGCGTTTAGAAAAACATTTGGATTTCAGACAGATAAAGAATACGCACATGCATATTTGTCAGAATCTGTTTCACATGCTGATCTCGAACGTAGAATGAAAGATCTAGAAAAACGCGGGATCTATTTTTACTAACCAAGATAAATAGTTAGACTTCAACTTAGGGGGCAATTTGCCTCCTTTTTTTCATGGAGAAATGATGCTAATTGATAAAGTAGTTCGCCCAATAAATTTTGGGGGTGTTGACTCCTTAGTATGGCCAGCAGAAGATAACGGCGCGTTTGTGGGGCCACTTGGTGATTGGATACACGGTCATGCTGGTTTTATGCAATTCAACCCTGTTCGCCGAACAGTTATACAAGCTGGCGGATGTATGGGAATGTATCCCAGGTTTTATGCAGAATATTTTGAACAAGTATATACGTTTGAACCTGATCTTCGAAACTTCTTCTTTCTAGAGGAAAACTGCAAGAACAAGAAGAATATCCACTATGAAAATGTGGCTTTGGGCAGCTATGACGGCTTTGCTACGGTAAAGGACTCTCCTGATCCAACTAACCGAGGAATGATTACCGTTCAGGCGGGAACAGGTTTTACAAAGATGCGAACAATTGACAGTTTCAATATCCCAAACGTTGATTTAATTCATCTTGATTTGGAAGGATTCGAAACTGAAGCGCTCAACGGAGCTTTAGAAACCATAGAAAAATGGAACCCGGTTATTATAGTAGAACGAGACTCGGGCGGTATTCTTTTGCGCTCACTTGGGTATAAAAAGATGGATCAATTCATCATGGATTCGCTCTATGTACGGAGTCACCGGGTCAGATAAATATAAAATATTCATGAGGATCCTATGGAAAAGATCAAACAAAAGAAACCAAAAAAGAATACAATAGAGGTAAATCCCGTGCTAGAATCGTCTAGCCGAGGTGTGGTGTTTACCTTTGCCAGAATGAATCCCCCAACGATAGGCCATGAGAAGCTGGTTTCGGTGATGAAAAGACTTGCGCAATCCACAAACTACGATTGTGCGATTTACCTTTCACACTCAGAAGATCCTCAAAAAAACCCAATACCATACAACGAAAAGATTATTCTTGCTCAACAAGCATTTGGTAATATGGTAAAACGTGGAGCCGAAAAGACAATCATAGACGTTTTAAAGCACATTAATTCAAATTGCTCTAACGTGATTATGGTTGTGGGCTCAGATAGGGTCACCAGTTTTTCTGAATTGCTTCACAAATATAACAACATAGAATTTAAGTTTGATAGCATTCAAGTTGTTTCCAGCGGGGAGCGTGACCCAGATTCTGATACAGTTGATGGTGTGTCATCTTCAAAGATGAGAGACTATGCGAAAACTGGAGCTGAGGCAGAATTTAAAGCAAATCTTCCTTCTTCCCTGAAAGATCATTCACATGACATCTATCTCATGACAAGAGCTGGTATGCATTTGGCAGAAGAAACTGAACTCGTTGAGTATGTTCTCAATCTTCAACAACGACGACAAAGAGCCTTGACAATGCGACGATATGAACGTAAGATGGAAGCTGCCAAGCGCCGTCTTCGAAATCGTGTCGCATCAAATGATAAACTCAAAATGCGGGCCAGAAGACAAGCCATGCAAATACTGCGCAAGATTGTTGCAGGTGAGCAAGGAATTAATTACGACAGTCTTCCAGCCGCTCAAAAGAT